ATTACTATCTTTATCTTTGACCTTTTTACTTGAATACATTTCTTTTAAAGCTGTTTTTAGATCAAGTTTTTTAATGATTTTTATTAATTTAAATGCATCTTTTGCAAGTAATTTTCTCATTTAAAACGCTCCTTCATTTTTAAAAATAGGAAAAGGGGCCTATTAAGCCCCTTATACTGAAGTTGTAAATTTGAATGTTTCAACTGCGGATAGGCTATTTCCACTATAATCCTTGAGTCCTGTTCCAAGTATAATATTGTAACTGGTTGATGCAGTTAGTATTGCAGATATAGTCATTGTTACAATTCCACTAGTTACCGTAAGGACACCGGAAATTGTCGCTGCAGCCGTAGGACAAATAAGCATGATATTTGCTGCTGTAATAGTACTGGATAGTATTGGCTCACTAAATGTAAGCGTGATATTTGTCGTCTGAGTTGCACTGGTGCTATCAGCAGATGGAATACTGCTTGCTAGTGTAGGAGGTGTGATGTCAGCAGCGGTACCGTAAACTGTTGTGAACCAGGCTGTACCGATTGTCGCAGTATAATCCACAGCATCATCCCTAATGCTCGACTTAAACCTACCATCATAGATCCTGGCAACACCCTTCCATGACATCGTTGGTGTTTGCCAGTTAATTTTATCAGCTTTGGTTTGGAAATCAGTCTTTGGTTTATTGAATTTACCCTTCAGAAACCAATAATAGGAATAACCACCATTGGAACGTTTTGCCCTAAACCCGAAAGCGCAATCCACGGGTTGATCAGTTGTCAATTCGTTTAATACTCCACCGGCAATGGTATGCCCCTCTAGTGCCGCATAATCTTCCTGAGATATATCAGCCATATCGACATCCAGATCGATTTGCCCCATAGTCTCGGCAGTGTCATAAGCACCATCATCAGCGAAGAGTGTTTCCACATTGGAATTAGGATTGTAGGATACCTTAATGGCTCCTCGTAGGGGCACAGGTGTCTGATAAGTAACTCCTGCCGTGGTGTCTGAGGTTAGGAGTGCATAGTAAAACTGGTCGAGCCCAATTAATATCTTCCTTGACATATAATTCCACTCCTTTTACTTAAATTTGCGCAGACAAAAGACACCCATTTCTGAGTGCTAAAGTTTGTTTTTATTTGTACTAAAATATTTTACTTAGAAATTAGGGTCACTGTAATCCCTGCGAAATCTCATGCTTTTATGAAAAATCTGAGTGTCAACTTCGAACAGATCGGTTGCAAATATTCTAACAAAATCCAATGTCGTCATAGCTGAATCCACAGCCAAAGCATAATTCGAAAGACTTGTTTTCCCCCATAAATCGACCTGAAAAATAATCTCGCTTCCAATCTCCTGATTATCAGCGTAAAGATTTCCAACATTCCCGAGTTCAAAATAACTTAAAAGTGGAAGATTGGTAAAAGCAGTTGGATATTGGAAATAAAAACCTGTCAAAGTTGATAGAGCGGTTGCCGTTTGCAGTGCAGATAAAACAGTTGATTTTATATTTTGCATTACAATCCAGCACCTTTCCTCATGGCTTTAGCGAGTTCTTTAAGGATTCTTTGTTTATTGTTGTTAAATGCAGGAAAAAGGAATGGGTGTGCAGGAATTCTTGACGTTCCGAATTCTTGCGCGGCCGCATAAACTGTATTCGTCCCTATTGTTACGGCAGGATTATCAGTTCCAAAGTCCTCTGTTGTGTATGACAGACTAACCCTGAGTCGCCCCGTGTCGACTGGAGCATTAATTTTTGCATCCCTTTCAACAATTAAAGCACTGGTTACCAGTGCTTCTTCAATAGCTGTTTTGGTGTTTGTTCTAATATTCCTGAGTCTTTCGGAAATCTGGACAGATTCTTCAACTGCCATATTAACTCACCACCGGACGAGCAATTATCTCATAATGAATAGGATATTTTTCAATCCGATATATGGTGTAGGTTCCGTCATTATCGATAATTCGTCCATTTTCTTTTGCCGAAGTGGATGTTTTTAAAAAGAACAAATTCATTTCTCCTGCAGAAGATATTCCATAATCCTTGAATGCCATTTCACCAGATAGGGGTTCTTTGTGTGATGCTTCAATGGTCTGCGATGCAGTCCAAACATCAATCGGTATACCTTCTCCGTCAAAAGTAGTAACTTTATTTTGAACAGTTACGGTTATGTCTAATTTCATAGCATCACCTCTAAAAAATATGACGCTTGTATGCATCAAGTACGTAAGCGTACCGTTGTATTAGTGGAGAGTTATCATAAATGAAGGTCAGCTTACCTTCTGTTAATCGATTTAGTCCGACACTCCTGTCTTGCTGTTGGCTATGAAGATTTGCTACTATGTTAATTACAGCATCTTCGAGATCCCAAGGAAGTGTTTTTGATGCTTCTGGTGAAAGAGTATACCCTGCAGAGTAAACCACTTCAATATTGTCCACTGGTGCCGTGGGTTCACCTACAAGCCCTGTGAGGTACCCGTACCATGTCCAACCAAGATTCCTGAACACAATGCCCTGATCAAGATATGTCTGGTCACTGGTGACATAATCTGTTCCGGCGGTAAAAGCAGCACTATCGACTTTGATTGATGTAATTTGATTCACAGGATACTGCCTCAAGATTAACTTTTGTCTTCCATTACCTTTATAAAATTCTGAATAGGTATCCTTTATAAATAGGCGATTGCAATACTTAGATACCATTTGAGATGCAGCATTTATATACCGCTCAAGTAGATTGTCCATGCTGTAATCCCACGCAAAATATTTGTAATTTTCAACGGTTATTACTCCTGTTTTGGTGGCTGTAAATGTAGTTGTTCCGGCCAAATAATCAATTGTCATTACAGCAGTAGAGATTGAATCTGAAGCCGTTGCTGTAGCTGATGCTACTCCAATTTGATAGAATGTCCCAAAATAATTCTGCGCTAAATCGGTGTGGGCGAAACTAAAGGTAGTAGATGCTGTATCTGTTATGAGGGTTTCAGTGCTGGTTACCGCAGTTAAAGTGTACATATTAAGGAAAAGTCTCATACTGTTCATTGTCGTCAAAGCCTGGTCGATTAAGGGCATCGCATCCCCCTCCAGAATTTAATTTGGAAAAGGGACGATTTCTCGCCCCTTATTTCAATACAATATTTTCACTCGATGGCTTTTTCTTATTTTCAGGTTTAACCATTTTATCCTTATCTGGTTTTTTCATTTATTTCACCTCTTAAGTGGCCGGTTCGTCAATGGAAGTCCTGTCGCCAAGGATGGCTGCAAGAGAAACTGTTACGGTGTTGCTTACCGCTCCACTGGGAGTTATATAGAGTTTGATATATCTCTCATATCCCGCTAGGTCAACAAACTCGCCCACAGTTTGAGCGGAGCTAGTTGTAAATGTGGACGAAATGGTATCGGTAGCAGAATTTTTGATTGTAAATGCCCCCGTATTGGCAGAATCATCATAAACATGGACAGTAGTATATTGTGATGTTAACTGACCAGTCGCTCCGATTTGTTGCAGGTTAATATATAGTGATTCATAACCCAAGCGATCAATAACTGCACTCACATGGGCAGAGGTTGAAGCTGCGGAAATTGCTTCACCATTTAGGGCATATTTGCCTATTACCTGTTCAATTAATTTACGTCTGCTTGGCATTGAAATTCCTCCTTAAATTTAAAATGGGAAAGGGGACTCATTAATCCCCTTATGCATTCGGATAGTTCCAAACTAGGAACGATGTATTGTGTCTCAGTGCCATATCGTGCTTGGCAGTGATACGCAATACAGTTTGGTCAAGGCTGAATGAGGATTGTAAATTTGATCCGTCAAACCACGACGCTTCTTGGCTGGCTAAAAACTCAAAAGACATCTCATCACCAAACATAAATTCAGAGAAGTCGCCAAGGAAGATATCGGAGTAAGTAGATCCTGCCGTACTGTTTGCGGAAGTAATTTGGTTGACAACTTTGAACGGGAATCCGTTTAAGGTACCTTTGTCCATTTCAGCTCGATAAATATATTGATTAGTGGTAGTTTTTAAGTTGTAGAATGCACTCCACATTTGGCTGTTAAAAATCCATCCTACTGAAAACATGGGGGTGTTAGCTTGCATAAGTGTACCGATCATGCTTCCCGGGATGTCGGCGGTTAAGGTGGCTGCACCTGTTGCAATTGATATATTGGCTGTGGTTACACCTTTTTTGATACCCAACGGGGTAAAGGCTGTGCCTTCTCCGTAAAGAGCAACATAGTCAATCTTAAGTTTCATTTGGTTAACCATGTCATCCCGAACCAACATATCTGCAGCCGGGGAACTATCCCTAATGAGATCATTGGAAACAGGGACAAGGGTAACAAGCTTTTTGGAGTTCATTTTGATGCTGCCAAAACTTGGTTGGGAATTAGTAGCGTTTTGATTTTCTCCGACATAGGTAGACGTTGCGCCACCAGTAAGTTTAGGGATATTGATATTTCCGCGTGGCATCGGAATGTGGCGGGCCCCAAGTTCCATGACCGCCGTTTTAGAGAGCAAGAGTGGGATAATATCCTGCGAATATTGCTCGCCAATTAGGAAACCACCTTCAGATGGAGTTGTGGCAGATAACTGCTTGAGTAATGCCTGGACTTGCTTGTCTTGTGGATACATGCCTTTAGATGATCCACCATTGCCTCCATTAGCAATAAATAAGGCTCTTTCAGGGTCATTCTTTGCTATGGTTAGACATTTAATAGCTCGTGTGAATGTCAGGCTCGGCTCTTTCTTTTCCTCTTGGTTTTGTTGTTGCTGTTGCTGCTGCTCGAAGATGCCTGCATATTTGTGTTGAGTCTCTTCATACTGTGTTTGCTTCGCTTGAATAGGCGCAAGTTGCTCTTTTACTGTCTCACTCATAAGGGCTTTTAATTCGTTGATATCCATTAATTAATTCCTCCTTGTAATTGTTCGTTAATTATTTCCGCAATCATGTTTTTGAGCACCCCTAGTTCAATATTTAGTTCATCTTTTGCAGCAGATTTTGGAGTAGGGACATACTCTATAGCATCAAGGTCTATTTCAACCTCGGGAGCATCTTTGGGAATTAAAAGAGACATCTGAGATTTTATTTCCTCAAATGCCCGTTTGAACTCTTCACTTAATTCAACTTTTATGGTTGCTTCAATATTTGGAACTGTTTTGCCAGCTGACATCATAGGTTCTGGTGGCATTGTCCCATCCAAGAACTGTTTCATGTCCTTGTGGCAACCTTCAAGTTGCTTATGGATTACAGTTAATGTTTCTCGATTTTGTGCTGATAAGGATGCACCAGATTTTCTTTTGGGCTTAAATGATTTTGGCAAATAAACTTCTTCGATTGGGATAGAATTTATGCCAAGTGATGCAGTACCGTTAGTTTTATTGTAAGTATAATCATAAAGCAATAACTCATCGTCACCCTTAAAAACAATAACATATCCGTCCGGATAATTGATTGGATAAAGTTCTTCAACTCCTGATTCTTCTGTATCCATTGGGTCGACTAAATCTTCTATGGCGTCGATGATTTCCGATACTCCAATATTGTTTTGCAGGTCAAATTGTTTTATTTCAGGGAACATTGCCTTTAACTCTGTGCCCGAGTAACTTTTAAAATCAGGAGCAGTTTTCCCAAAGTCATCATAATGCTTGGAAAGATGATTATAAGCGCCCTTTCGATCTGCCTCCGGTAATTGAACTCCACCTCGTGCGCCAAGTAATGCCGCCATTGAAGCAGCAACGGCTCGCCAAACCGTCTTCTTATCACTTTGTTCATGATGTGGAAGTTTATATGCCCCTTTGTTTTCGGAATTGGCCGAATCTACCCATGCACACATAATTTTTAGATCATCAACAGATGCGGCCGCAACTTCTTTAGGCCCATCCCAAGTTGCCCCTTCATCGGCCAGTGGATATTTTTTATACGGGATTGCTGACTTAGTATTGCTCATGCTTTTCTCGACTATATCCGTATTAATCCCCGCGCTTCTAGCTTGTTGCAATGCGTTAGGGTTTGAGGGCACGGCAACCGCGCTTAATTCTAAGAGTTCTTGTTCCATATACATTCGCCCACGTTGCCAATCCGGTAACTCCAAAACAGCTTCATCATCTCTGGTTTTTGATTTAATACCTATAAATCCAACCGAGGTGGCCGATAAATAACCGCCTTTGTAGAGATTGTAGATAGTATCTGCAAATGGATATTCCTCGGCAGTTGGGAACTTAATATCAAATAGAAGTCTTTTGCCGACCGCATCAATTGTGACATTTACCGCCCTTCCTATTGGCGGTTCGTCGTAATCATGTGCCCATAGAAACACTGGATTTTTCAAATAATTAGCTAATTCCCATCCCGATGCTTCTATTATGTCATTATCCCTATCAATACTCTCGTCGCTTCCAATGAATCTCAAAACTCTGTCTGACTCAGGTCCTATTTGTTTGACCTCATGACTTATTACTTTAGTAAGTTTATCCATTATTTCTTTCCTCCTTAATTTTCAACATAAGAAATGCATCCCTTGGCAGGATGCTTCTTGTTTTTATTAATATTTTATATCTTCATTAAGTGCTCAATTCGCTCCATGTCCATAAAAATGTTAATGTTGCAGTTGCTGCTCCATTATTCACAACTTTTAAAGCATATTTTGTATTACTTTTCATTTCATAATTGTAATTAATAGAAACCGAAGAAACAAAATTTGTTGTACTCCTTAATAAATTTGTTGATGGCATTAATGTACCAGCGGCAGTTATCGCAGCGGGAGCATCGTTCAAGGTAAATGTGCCAGTTGCGCTTGATAAATTACGATTCATACAAAACGATGTTAAATTTGCACTATTAGTTACAGTTGCAACATCTTCATATAAATCTATTTGCAATGAAACTGCAGCCGTAGAGATTGACTGTATACTTCGGTCATGCATTAGGGTTATTGAAGCCGATACAATACCTAAGATATATACTGTATTATCTGCAGTCGTAGCTCCTACAGTAATAGTTGTTCCAGCCCAAAATTTATTCCCTCTATAAATATCTTCTGTATCAATATCAATAGTTTTAATTGCATCAATTGTTGCACTTAATATATTAACTGTCGCACTTGATGAATTGACTAATTTACTCGAACCGGATGCAAGTTCACTAAATAGTGACATGTTCATCACCCCATCTTGAATTAATTAGTCTTGTGGCATTGGCATTCACGACTTCGAAATGTTTTAAGAGTGCTTGGCGAAATCCGCCTACTATTAGAGCCATTTCCTTTTGTGCTATTTCCTGCTTGAGCATATCAAATTTATTTGTAATCACAGTTATTCCTCCTTATTCCGGTATGATAGGCAAAATTGTACAACGGCAATTTGGCTCATCTGGTACATCTTCGCCATTGCTAAATGTTTCATCAATGCCAACAACCTCACCATTCATTTCTACGTGAGCTTCCCTTGTGCGATTGTCAATTTCTGATAACCATTCCTTTTGTTTGATATTAGCGGATTTATAGGTATCTAATGATCCATAATTTACGGTCGTAATTGTTTCCGTACGAGCTATTAATGTTGACCTATAGCCTTTAGCGTCAGAATAAACTTGCGAAATCCGGTCCCTGAGTTTAGGAATTCCCTCGCCATTTGTAATCCCTTCGCTCAATGTGGACCTCAATTTATCCTTCGTGGTGTTATTGATATCCTTCACCCGGTCAAGCCCATTTGTCCTAATCCACTTCAAGAATAGAGGTTGCATGAAGTCTTCTGTTAATCCAAAGCTAAAGGTTGCATTGACTGTGGTAAATCCTTCAGTCAGCGAAGCTAACCATAATGGATTTAATGTGTCATAAAATTGATCATCCTCTTCGTCCCAATCGACATCATCAATTGATTTTGTTGACTTTAAAAGCTTGCCATTTATGCGGTCCTGCTGTGCTTGGAAATAGCGTTTCAGTGCATTAATAAAAGGCCGCTCACTTTTCACAGCTGCCTTGTCCATTACATGCCACATTTGGATTTTCATTTCAGGGGTTAGATCCTTTTTTTTTATTCCTTTTGGTGGTTCAGGAGGAGGTTCTCTTGCTGGGATATTGGTTGGTAAAGTTTCTCCATTGCCGTTAATCGAAGTTGGAATCATATTGAGTGGCGTATAGAGAATCTGACCTTTACCATTAGGGAGTTCGGGAAAACCATTTGCAATTCGCCATTCGTCTACAAGGATGCCACCGTTCTTTAGTCCTTCAGAAGCTTTCTTGAGTTCGAATTCATTATCCTCTGGAACTACATTGTCATGCTCAAGATATTGATCTTTTGCAAATTCTGGAACTAATTGAAGATTCAATGTATCATCAATAAATTTAAGCTCTTTGCGAAGTACATTTTTAGTATAGAGATAATAGGCAGCATCGATAGTACTTCTGTTTGAATTTTCTAATATGCCCATTAGTTCAGGCGGAATACTGAAATGCTGGTTCGATACATCTCTTAAATATTTTCTGGATTCAATAAAATCCATATCCTTGGCTGTCTCTTTGAGAATTTGTGCTTTTAATTCCCAATTAACAAAAGCCGTCCTATGACTATTATTGTATCCTCCAAATTTCGCATTCCAGCCTGCCTCAGCTCTATTTACCGTTGGTTCGTCAGCTCCCGGCATTTGTATAACCATATTAGGAACGGCATCATTGAAGAAAAATCGTTTTGCATACTTAGCCATGTATTCATCGGTTTCAATTTCATCTGCTATTCCATTTGCCCGGCCAATACCTCTCAAATATGGGTTGGATACATCTGGTTTTTTGAAGTAAACAATATCTTCTGGTAAGACATAAATTGGAGGTACTTGAACATTACCTTGTGGATAAATAGAAAAGTATGGTATTGAAGTACTGGGAATATGCAGTACCCAGTTTGGCGGTACTGGCCAAATTTCAGTAACTTTTCCTAATCCATTACGCTCCTTAATCCAAAAAGCCTCACCCGATGGTAATAACAAATAGACTTGTGTGATATAAAGAAGAGCATATTCTGTTATCGTCAAATTAGAATTTGGATGTTTCAGTAATTGTTCTACTGGACTATTCTTTATTTTTTGCTTTTTTAAATCATCTTTTTGGTATAATCCAAAAATAGAAGTCGCTACATCAGAAGCAATTTGATGCACAGGATTCATACGGGGATTCTCATTATAGAGCTTAATCCACTGTGCTGTACTTCTCCGTGGAGGTTCTCCATAAATTGGAGTAAAACTCTGGGCCAAATTTTGTAAATTAGATTGAGGCGGTAGGCCCGTAAAAGCAGATTTAATTGAACCAATTCTCTCTGATAAAGTCATTTTTTGTTTCACTTTATTTCACCACCTGCCTTTCTGCATAAGAAAAGCACCCACTAAATAGTGAATGCTAATTGCTGTTCTTTTGTTGTTTTATTGTAGTTAAGATAACTTAATAATTTTTCTTCTCGCTTTTTATCGTAGAACTTTTGTCTCGGATACCATTCAAAGAAGTTATGATTATATTTACTAGAATTACAGGTACTGCACGCAGGAACAATATTGTTTATGGTATATTCCCCACCCTTAGAAAGAGCTAAGAAATGGTCTTGATGTAGATAGGAAGTTTTACCACAATAACAACAGCCGTTATTAAAATGTTTTTTACAAACTTCCCATTGATTGTTAGAAAAATTTGCTTCCACTTTTCTTTCTAAGGATTTCCTTTTATGTTTGCTTCTTTTAGCAGATGCTCTTATTTTTTCTGGATTATTTTTGCTATATTCCTTTGCTCTTTTTCGTATTCTATGCCGATTAATAATATAGTATTTTTTGCCCCATTTTGATCTTTTATCAGCGTTCAAACTGTTGTATTCTTTTTTTATAATATTTATCCTACAACTGTTTTTAATATGATATTCTTTCTTTTGTTCTAATATTTTCTCATTGTTTTCTTGGTAAAATTCTTTAACTTTATTGATTCTGCATTGTTTGCATTCCGGACGTAGGCCATCTTTACAACCTTTATGAATATAGAAAAAATCTTCTGCGGGATAAAACCATCCTTCGCACTTCTTACACTTCTTAAACATAACAAAAATACCTCCTGTCGTACTGTCCCGATTTCCATATGAGGCCAGCTCAGGAAAGCTGTTTTAACAAGGTCATGACTCCTTGTGCCTCTCCTATATTATACCATAATTAGCGCCTATTTTATATAGAAATTAGGCTTTTTCAACATACGGTGCAATAGTGCCAATGCGTCTTCTGCGTCATCATGTTTGCACTTTGGCTTGATGCTAAAGTCTTTTACCTCTTCATTGAACGCTACATTCAACGAGTTGAATAATATTTTCCCGCCAGTAATATCTGGTTCAAGTTTCATTATTCTTATTTCTTTATTCTCAGTTGCTTTGATATGTGTAACCGTTCTGTAGCAATCTGCCTCACAGAGTTTTTTAATTAGTTCGGCTTTTAATAAATCTTTAAACAGATTACTTTCTAATATCACTTCTGTTATTTCCGGATACTCCTTAACAAATCTAATTATTTCATCCATAATCTGATAAGGATTATGTAATGCTAGTTTTCCATCTTTGATAAAAACTCCACCATTTAATTCGCCCCCCACAACGTAGGCACTTGAATCACCCTTGCCTTCTGACGGATCAACAGCCAACTTTAATTTTTTTATTTGTTCTGGCCATATGTCCCAATACTTTAGATTTTTAAAAGGCTTATCTTTCGCACTCTGCGGATTATTTTGATCCTCTTTTTGGAATGCGTCTTCTCCAAACGCCTCTCGATCCAACATAACTCCATAATAGGCCCCGGCGTACTTCATTTTATTCTCTGGAGTTTTACCTTCCCAGAGGACCTTTGACCCCCTGATCATTTCTTCCTTATTGGTAAGATAATAACCATAAGCATCATCCATTCTATTGGGGTTCAGCATATCGCGATAAATTCTACGCCATTCTTCCCAAAGACTTTCATCCTCCGGGAATGACAGAACTCGTTTATAAAAAAGTACCTTCCATGAAGGCATCTGTATTACCCTAGCTAATAATGCGTCAGTTGAAAGCAATGTCCCGATATAGAACATGTCAGTATCGTAATCGCCAAGTCTGCCTATTTCCTCATTAAAACTTGTTTCCAGTTTGGCTCTAAGGGATTCTGATTCCAAGACACTCTTATCTTCTAGATCATCAAGAATTATCAGGTCCGGCCTGCGGTCCTTATTAATGCCCCTGATACCAGATTTCCAACCAGTACAACCTACCCAACAACCATTCGTTAAACATATGGTGTCAGCGTTCCATACCCGTCCTTTTTGTGAGCCAAAATCCTGTATTATTTCTGTACTTTCCAGCACCTTTTTAACTTTTTCAAGAAAATTAGCTGCCGTATCTCCGTTTGCGGATATAAAAAAAGTAAACTTCTTTTTTTTGTACAATGCCGCCCATGCTGGAATGGCCACAGATGATAATGTGCTTTTACCATGCCCCCGGGGAGCTATCACCGCCCTTTTCTCTGCTACTTCAGATTCAATTGATTGAGCCAACTCATCAAGGATTTCCCGAGCATAATTGCCAAATTCTTTGTCAAAAAGATCAGAAAGGTAAGCTCGACAAAAGTATTCCCTGTCCATCTCCCCAAACATCCTTCTCAATCCACTCGGCCCAGTCAAAGGATAACTAGTCAATACGGATTCAGCATTTTCTATGCCGAAATGCTCTATTACTTTATCGACAATTAATTGCTTGATTGCTTCATCCATATCATCACAGCCTTTATTTGAAAATAAATTTGGAATATATCTGTTTAACTATTGTTGTACGTGATGTACGCATGGTATTATTAACTCAACAAAGAAATTGAGGGGGAATTAAAATGAAAAACTATAGAGTTTGTTACGAGAATGGAAATCCTGTTGCAGGTAAAGAGATTTATGAATTACATAAACTTTGTACTTGCTCAGATTGCAAAGATAGAAAAACATTAAAAAAAGAACCTATTAATTGTGCTACAGCTACTACAAAAGATATTTCAAAAGTGGACGAAGTTGTCGAATTTTTGAAAAATTGGACTTGTGAAAATGGCAAAATACACCTAAAAATAGCTTATTTCCAGTTTTAGGGAGGTGAATTAATGGCGACGCCTAAAGTAAGGCTTCCTCTTGACCTAACTCTTGATGAATCACAACGACTAGGATCTCTCTGTAAATCTCTTAACATAACTAAAATTGAGTTTTTACGCCGAGCTATTACTCAGACAGAGAAGGAGGAAAAACAAGATGGTGAAAACAACGATTGAGGAATGGGCTAATGATTGTTCTCTAAACATTACAGACGAACAGATAAAAGAATTGACTGAAGCCATTGATATGTGTTCGGAAATGGAAATGGGCAACAGAGGATTTACTTTAGGTCATAAATCGAAAACTAAAGAGGAGCTGAAAATTGAAGAATTAGAAAAGAAATTATTTACGTTAGAATGTTATATATCTTCAAAAGGACTAAATATTGATTACGATGCAGGTAGGGTTACTGAACATACTATGGAGGTATGTGGTACTGCACATATGGCATCTAAGAGGAAAACAAGTTATTATCCAATATAAGCCACCTTCGGGTGGTTTTTCTTTTTGCCAAAAATAAAAAGAGCCATCCCATCTACCCAATAAGGTAAATGAAATGGCTCACAAGGAAGCACTAATGAAACTCTATATTAATTTCAATAGATAATCTTTCAATCATTGGGCTTTCTGCTAAAACCGTTTTCCCTGCTGAGTATATCAAAACTATTTTGCCACATTTTGGGCAATTACTTCTGTAAACTGAATCTGTGCCAGTTCCCTTGATGTAATGAGTGATTGTCCGATTACATTTTGGGTCAGGGCATATAACTTTTTTAAATTCCATCATAGAGGTATCCTCATTCAAACATTTCCTTCTCCAGTTTCCAAGTTTTCTTTTCAATCATGATATAATTTCCCCTTTGCCTTCATCAAACTTTGTAAACATATTTCCGAGATATCACCCACAAAACAGTACCAATCAATGAATTGTAAGATAATCTTTGATGGATCTGTATGCATCATTGTGGTCCTCATCTCAAAGGACAGGTGAAAACTTTGAACCACATGCATCAAAAATCTCTGAAAAGTATCACTATGTGTTGTCTGAATCTCCATTCTTGGGGCAATTATCTCCTGCCTAATCTCTGCAAATCTTTCCGGCATTGGGTTAGTTTCCAATTCCTTTTTATGTTTCTTACAGGATTTAGTTCCAGAAATACAAAGATTGATTATTGACCTAACGTCAGATTCAGTCTTTTCAATGATGTTTCTTAATGTAAACAGGTCGTTTGAAACGTCCTGAAATTGAGCTAGATTTTCCTTAATGATATCTAATGGATCAAATGGATATTTAATATATCTTTCAATCGTTTCAGCAAATGTGGCAATGTGGGTCCCAGGTATATATGCGCCACCTTCTGTACAGTTTATTGTGCTTCCTTTATAGCTGGCAACATCAACCTCATAAGCCCTAAGAAAGTTATACCAACCAGTATTCGTCTTTACTTGGTCGGCCACATTGCCCTTGATATTAAAAATTCCTTCTCCCTCACTGGAAAAAGGAACTTCCATTGCATGTGTTTCGCCATCTTCTCCATATGCTAAATCTTGGCCGATAAGGATAATTGGATCACATCCCAATGCCTCGGCAATCTTGAAAGCCATATTTGAGGATGACAACTTAATGTCTAATATTCCACGGTCAATCTCAAGCCATTTGAAATGATCGAAATTCCGGTAAACGATGATTTGTGGGCCAGTGTAAGATTTATAGACATGGTTGAAAAGCACCGGACAGGCGGTCATGTAAACGTCTTTCACCTCATCCGGATCAAAGTTATCAAAGAATTGTTGCACTTCATGCTCACGCTCAAGGCTTGTAACCATATGTGGCTTGATGCCATTTTTCATAAGGTATTTAAACGAAGCATCGACGCTAATCATTAGGGCTTTGTCTTCTAATCCTTTAAGTAAATGTACATTCTTTTTAAGACTCGGACCAGCTGCCACAATTACCGCTGGCTTGCCCTTGAACTTATCGTAAAGCAAATTGATACCAGGATTGTTCACAATCTCAGTTATATTATCTAGCATGTTCTCTAGCCCTATCAGGCTATCCTCCGGGCAATTTCCGAAGTTCTGTATATTATGAAACATGGCCTCGAAAAGAATCTGCATGGCTTGAATGTAGTAGTCTTTTCCTATCTTCATAGCTGGGTAAAGGAACAATGGTTGAGTGGCGCCACACATCAGCATTTGTTGTATTTCCTTCTGATAGTGCTCACGAAGTTTTGTGTATAGTTGGTCGAGAGGTACGCCAACAAAGAAGTGAATGCCGGGATTGTTGATTAACTGAGTTAAATCTGTAA